GTATTAATAACATGCATAGTGCCATATTTTTCCACTTTTCCTTCTTGCGTGGTTTATCCTTTTTGTGGCACCCCCCTACATTTATACAAGTAAATAGCTAAGTCATTGATAACAAGCAATTAAAGGGCTTATTTAATTGTATTTTGGCTTGTTATTAAATGCGAAAAAATACAAAAAAAACAATAATGCGATTTAGTGCAATTTAGGTATGGACATAATCACAAGTGTTGTGCTATGGATATTTATGAACAAAAAAGGAGAAATAGAAATGACGAATGCATGGGTTTTGAAAACAGAGCAATGCGAGATTCTGGGGGTCTATAGCTCCAGAGCGAACGCGATAATTGCCGGTTACGAGCACCTAGCTCAAGGCGATGACATGGTACGCACTCAAATAAGCGACATGGGCGTCAATAACATCAAACTGAGCGGCGAGCACGACGTTGTAACAGTAAAGCGCTTCACGGTTAACAGTTATTAGACATGCAAATGAAAATCAAAATACCAGCGCAAACCGTGACGGTAGACCTAGAAGTGTGGGCTGAAGAATACGGCGTTGCGGCAACACCATCCGCAGTTCGGGCTGACATAAAGATTTATTTCGACGGATGGATTCAGGCGCAAATAGATCGGGTTACTCACACATCAGAGGGTGTTGTTTAGAAAATTTGGCGATAAATTTTTATCGGGTTATATTTTTTAAAAATGGGAGAAAAAGTGATGACTAGATGGCAACGCAGCGTGACGCTCAAGGCAATACGCGAAAATCAAGTGCAAGGTTTTGATACCCTTTTTATTGCCAAGCCGGAAGATATGGCCGGAACATTGACACCGTTTCGGCCCGTTTGGGACGCGCAATATTTGGGTGATGGCACATCAGAATTTTTCGACGATATAAAAGAATGTCAAGCATGGGTGCGACAATGGGACGACATTTAATAATGGGAGAAAAGCGATGAACGTACAGAAAGCATTTCAGGACGGGCAGGAAGCTGGTTTTGACGCGCTCGAAGCGCTGGGCAAAAAATATGACGGCAAAAACGAGGAGGCTATGCCCAGTGTTTACGCTGGGCTTCTATGTACGGTCATGCACTGCATGTTTGCCCACGCACCATCAGAAGAATCCGCTGATGAAATAATAGCTTGGGCCAGACAAACGGCTGAAAAGGATTGGCAAGACGAGCAAGCCAAGGGAGAAAAGCGATGAACTTTAAAGATCGCATAGAAAAAAGTCAGATAAACATGGAGTACGTTGACCTGGTCGATGATGAATCGGAGAGTGGTTACAAAGGTTCTGGTGATGCAATCGTTTTTGTGGATGCCGAGGCCAATAAGATCATGGACATAGTGTACATACGCGATATTCCAGAGGGTCACGCGGGCACAATCAGCCAATCTGCGATGGAGCACGGCAATGCATATTTAGGCATCATGAGTTGCTACCAATTTTGCGAACCGCAAAAGCTCGACAATAGCAATCTTGGCCTGTTTGCTCGGATCGAACGGTTGGTGGCTGAGAATTACGATTTTGACTGAGTGTAGTTTTGTCTAGTCAATTGACAAAAACACAACTATGGAGGATTATTGGTGATGTTTGAGGTAACTGTTGAATGTCCAGAGTGCAACGGCACGGCAAGGCGACATGGTTCGGAGTGCTACGATTGCAACAATGGACAGGTGGTTTTTGAAGAAAGGTATTACGAGACTGTGGCTGATGTACGAGAGGATTATCCCGATGCGACGGAGATTAAAGAAATTTCTGAAACCCATTATACAAATGTTCCGGTGGTGGAAGACTCTGTGGTTGCCAAGCAGAGCGATTTAAAACCCTATGCTTGGGGAACTGTCGAACGGCAAATGTTGGAGCTTATTAACGAGAAGGATTTGCCGGACGTTGTGTTTGGTCCCGATGCTGGGGTTGCTAACTCAACGATTAGCAGTTGGCGAACTCGCGACCGGCGCCCGGATATTGGATCGCTTTACAAAATCGCGGATCATCTCGGGTATAAGGTGCGTTTGGTGCGGGATGAATACTAATGCCGACCAAACGAAATTATAAAAAAGAATACGACAATTACCACGCAAAGCCGGCGCAGCGGAAAGCCAGAAGCAGCCGCAACAAAGCCCGGCGTAAGGTAGCGGCGACCGGGGCGAAGGTGAGCGGCCGGGAAGTCGATCACAAAAACAAGAATCCAAATGACAACCGGCGCAGTAATTTGCGGGTGGTCAGCCGTAAAACAAACCGCAGCCGAAAAAAATAGAGCGCGTTTCGTTGAGCATTTTGAACAAACCATCGTGGAATAATCCGCTCATTAAATGGAAAGAGGACGATTTGCAGTTGGCTGTGGCCCAACATTTAAGGCGGGAGGGCTATTTGTTTGCCGCTGATCAAAATGCTGGGCGCCGATCTTTACGCGATGGAGCCCGGCGGAAGGCGTTGGGTATGGCGGCCGGCGAGCCCGACCTAAGAGTTTATTTGGACGGCGGACGTTGTTTGTTTATCGAAATGAAGACTGCGCGAGGTCGGCTGTCGGTTAGCCAGCAGGATCGAATAACTGCACTGCGCGATCGAAATCACCTAGCGCATGTTGTGAAAGCGAAAACACCAGCGGACGCCGTTGATCAAGTGATTGACATAATCGCAAACGTTGATACTGTAAAAAAGTAAGGCATTCCTCCCAGCGAGTTTTTATAGCTCGCAAACTAGCCCCCTCGCTGTTGACCCTTCGGCGAGGGGGCTTTTGTTTGTGTTGCGCTACCTGTCAATAGTTGTTATTTTGTCATCGATAAATCTGGAAGACGCATGACAAATGGTCAAAAAAATAAAAAACGTAGTAGTGGCGGGGCTCGGCAAAATGTTGCTGGCCGTAAGCGACCGCATCGCCAGCTTACGATTGACGTTAAAGCGGCGATTGCAAAAGCTTTCGAGTTGTCTGGAGGCGTTGATTATTTGGTGCAAGTGGCTAAGGACGATCCCCGGGTGTTTTGTGCGCTGTTGCAAAAGATCATCCCCGCAGAAGTCAAAGCAGAAGTCAACGTCAGCGGAAAGCTAGTAGACGCGATCAACGAAGGACGAAAAAGAAGTGGCATTACCATTGATGAAAACGGCGAGCAGTGCTGACGATCTTTTGGTCGCCGACATTGCTAAATTCTATGCCGATCCACTGGGCTTCGTTATGTACGCATTTCCCTGGGGACAGGGAGAACTCGAAGGCCGTCAGCCTGACGCATGGCAAATCAATTTTTTAAAAGATGTAGCAAATGAAGTTGCATTGCGCGGGTTTGACGGCTTCAACGCGGTTGATCCGATTAACTTTGCAACATCGAGCGGTCACGGAATTGGCAAGTCGGCCATTACGGCATGGTTGATTTTATGGATTATGTCTACACGGCCGAACTGCAAAGGCGTGGTAACCGCCAATACAGCTGAACAGCTGCGAACCAAGACATGGGCCGAACTGGGCAAGTGGCTGCGCATTTGTATTACGAGACACTGGTTTAACTATTCGAGTGGCCGGGGATCAATGTCGCTGGTGTTTCGCGACACACCGGAAACGTGGAGGGTTGATGCGCAAACGTGTCGTGAAGAAAACAGCGAAGCCTTCGCCGGCTTGCACAGTGCCGGATCGACGCCGTTCTATATTTTCGATGAGGCTTCGGCCATACCCGATAAAATCTATGAAGTGTCCGAGGGCGGCACGACGGACGGCGAGCCCATGTGGTTTCAGTTTGGCAACCCAACACGCAATACCGGTCGGTTTTTTGAGAATTGTGTAGGTAAATTCCGCCATCGTTGGAACGTGCGATCGATCGATAGCCGAACGGTCGCGATCACCAACAAGGACCGGCTTAATAAATGGGTTGAAGACTACGGCGAAGATTCCGACTTTGTTAAGATCAGGGTGCGCGGTGACTTCCCATCGGCTGGTGATTTGCAATTTATAAGCAGTGACATTGTCGAGCAAGCAATTGGGCGACAACCAAACGAAGACAGTCATGCACCGCTAATTATAGGTGTGGACGTTGCTCGGTTTGGTGATGATCAGACTGTGATCTATCCGCGTGTTGGCCGTGATGCACAATCGTGGGAGGTCCGAAAGTATCGTGGGCTCGACACGGTTCAAGTTGCCGGTCGTGTAATTGAAGTCATTAAAGAGTTCGAGGTTCGAGGGCGCGAATGTAATGCGCTGTTTGTTGATGGCGGTGGCATTGGCGGCGGTGTGGTCGATCAACTGCGAGCATTGGGTTATGACCCTCGCGAAGTGCAGTCGGCTTCGAGCCCGACCGATCGATCATATGCCAACAAGCGAGCCGAAATGTGGGGCAACATGCGTGAGGCGCTGGCAAACAATCTAGCCATTGTTGATGATCGTGAACTAAAGGAAGACCTAACCGGGCTTGAATACGGTTTCAATCTTAACAATGCCATCCTCTTAGAAAAGAAATCCGACATGAAGAAGCGCGGTGCTGCATCACCTGATATGGGCGATGCTTTGGCTTTGACGTTTGCTCAACCTGTGGCGCCGCGCCACATGCCGGCTGGTATGACCGCGCATGGTCGAATTAATTCCGAATATAACCCATTTGAGGAAGCTCATGCGTCAGCGTAAATCAAAAACAGCGAAGAAAAGGAAGTAGATATGTGTATTGGAGGAGGCGCCCCTAGCGTACCAGCACCACCACCACCGCCGGCAGCACCTGCACCGCCTCCTAAAAGGACGGATGATGCGGTGATCAGAGCGCGGCAGCAAGAGCGGAACCGGGCGGCATTAGCCGAAGGCCGGTCAAGCACATTGCTGACAACGACCGAAGACTTAGGCACGGCAAACACAACCGGCAAGACGCTGCTAGGACAGTAATGGACTATACGCATAAAACTGCTAAAGAGCATTTTGAGCATCGACGTGGTTCGCTCGAACTTGAACGGTCGTCTTTCATTTCACACTGGCGAGAATTGGCGGATTACATTGCGCCACGTCGTGGGCGTTTCGAGCGAACCGATCGTAATCGAGGTGAGAAAAAGAACACCAAGATTATTAACAGTGTTGCTGGTCAGGCGCTCAAAACACTAAGCAGCGGAATGATGGCGGGTATTACGTCGCCGGCAAGGCCGTGGTTTCGTTTGGCAACTCACGATCGCCAGATGATGGACTCAACAGAAGTCAAGGTGTGGCTGAGTGACGTTGAGAAAATCATGCGCGAGATATTCGCGCAGTCCAATTTGTACGAAGTGCTGCCTATTTTATATCGTGAACTTGGTTTATTTGGCACAAGCGCCATGAGTGTTATGGAAGATTTCGAGGATGTTATTCGCTGTTATCATCATCCGGTAGGCGAGTATTCTATAGCCATTAACGATCGCTACGAAGTTGATACTTTTTACCGCGTGATCGATATGTCTGTGGGTCAAATTGTTCAAAAGTGGGGTTTGGACGCTGTAAGCGAAGATACGTTGACGGCCTACAAAGAAGGTAATTTAGATACATGGCGCCCGGTAGTGCATGCGGTTGAGCCGAACGATGACCGCGATCTAAAATTAAAAGACTCAAAAAACAAGCCATTCCGTTCTGTTTACTACGAGCTTGGCCGGCAACATCCAAACGCAATTCGAGGTTTGTTAAGTGAACAGGGTTTTGATGAGTTTCCGATAATGGTGCCGCGTTGGGAGGTTACCGGGGGCGACATTTACGCCACCGATTGTCCTGGGATGACGAGCCTGGGCGATGTAAAGGCATTGCAAATCGAGGAGAAACGCAAGGCGCAAGCGATCGATAAGCTCGCGAGCCCACCACTAAAAGGGCCAAGCTCGCTGCGTAACATCCCAGTCAATTCATTGCCCGGCGGTCTGACATTGTACGACAACGATCAGTCACGCGAAGGGCTGTCGCCGATATATCAAGTCAATCCGCGAATCCAGGAATTGATGGCAGATATTCAGCAAGTCGAAGGTAGGATAAACAAAGCGTTTTATGCGGACTTGTTTTTGATGATGGCGAATAGTGATCGTCGCCAAATCACGGCTCGCGAGATAGATGCCAGACAGGAAGAGAAGCTTTTGGCGTTAGGCCCAGTTTTGGAGAATCTTCATTCCCGACTGCTAAATCCTTTAATTGATCGAACCTTTAACATCATGGCTCGCGCCGAAATACTGCCGCCAATTCCTGACGAATTGCAGGGCTCGCCGCTGCGCGTTGAATACATCAGTGTGATGGCGATGGCGCAAAAATCAATTGGCACTGGTGCGCTCGAACGATCGACAATGTTTGTTCAGACTCTTGCACAAGCTGATCCCAGCGTTATCGATAAGATTGATCTTGATCAGGCGATCGATGAATACAGCACGATGGTCGGTATTGATCCGCGCATTATCCGCGATGATGAAGTGGTGGCGCAGATACGAGCGCAGCGCCAACAAATGATGCAGATGCAGCAAGCGGCCGAAATGGCAAAAACGGCCAGTGAAACTGGCAAGAACCTTGGGCAGACGCCGGTTAGCAATGAAGGCCAGAACAACGAACGCAACGCTATGCAAGCGATGTTAGGTCAGTGATGCAGGAGGATAAAGTTAACTATGACACCAGCGATGAACATCAGGTCAAATCGCGAAAGACAAAAACAAAGCTCAAGCGAGAGGATCAATTGTCCGCATTGCGGGACCTCCTTGAAACGGACGGCGGTAAAGAATTTTTCTGGCGGTTGCTCGCTCGATGCAAGCTCTACGAAACATCTTTCACAGGCAACAGCCAAACGTTTTTCAACGAAGGCAAGAGAGAAATTGGCCTCTGGGTTTTAAGCGAAATTGTAGCAGCGGATCCAAAGGCATATGCAAACATGATGATCAAAAACGAAGAGGAGTTTTTAAAGAATGGCTGATCAAGAAACTGTACTTACTGAGGCGGAAGATAACACCGATGCCGTCGATGTGGCTGCTAACGATCAGACGACCGACGATTCAACACCGGAGGACCAGGCGCAAGCTCAGGCTGAAACCATGTTCGATGGTCAAGGATCGGAGGATGATGCTGCTGCCAAGGCGGAAGAGGCCGAGGCAGAAGCCGACCAAGAGCAAGACGCTAAAGCGGACACTAACAGTGACGAGAAGCAAGACGCTCCTGAAGATTACGAAGCATTCACATTGCCAGAAGGCGTGGAGATGGACGACGATGCGTTAGATAAATTCAAGCCAATAGCCAAAGAGGCCGGCTTGGATCAGGATAACGCACAAAAGTTTGTTGATCTTTACACTGAGGCAGTGGTTGAAGCGGCGGAAACTCAGCAAAAAGTGTGGGCAGAGACGCAGCAACAATGGGTAGATCAAGCCAAAACCGATAAGGAAATCGGTGGGGAAAAGTTTGAAAGCAATCTTGGCGATGCCAAGAAAGCTCTCAAGCAGTTTGGAACACCCGAACTTGACGAAGCTATGTCAGTAACCGGCGCCGGAAATCACCCGGAGTTTATTCGGTTACTGTCGAGAGTCGGCAAGGCAATATCAGAGGATGCAATGGTTCCGGGCAAAGCAACCACTGGACCGAAAACGCATGCTGAAATCCTCTATCCCAACATGGGGCAAGAGTAATGCCCTTTTTTGCAAACCGTAATGACAAATGCACAAGCGTTGTCATTACAATTAAGGAGTAAGTCAAGATGGCTGCACTTAGTGTAACTAATCCAACGCTGGCGGATGTTGCCAAGCGTATGGACCCCGATGGTCGTATCGATACGATCGTTGAAATACTAAACGAAACGAACGAAGTGTTGGACGATATGACCATGCTGGAAGGCAATCTTCCTACCGGTCATAGAACGACAATTCGTACAGGTTTACCAACTCCCACATGGCGCAAGCTTTATGGCGGTGTGCAACCTACAAAAAGCACAACCGTCCAGGTGACCGACAACACCGGTCAGCTGGAAGCCTATGCCGAAGTTGATAAGGCACTTGCCGATCTCAACGGTAACACCGCTGCTTTCCGCTTGTCGGAAGATCGGTCGCACCTGGAAGGCATGAACCAAGAATATGTGGACACATTATTTTTTGGTGATGAAAGCACTGCACCGGAAGAGTTCACCGGCTTTGCTCCGAGGTTCAATTCTTTGTCAGCTGCAAACGGTGACAACATCGTAAGCGGTGGCGGTTCCGGGTCGGACAATACTTCGATTTGGTTAGTCGTTTGGGGTCCGAACACTTGCCACGGCATTTACCCGAAAGGCAGTGTCGGCGGTTTGGAAATGACTGACAAAGGTCAAGTCACGATCGAAGATGTGGACGGCAGCGGCGGCCGAATGGAAGCCTACCGCACTCACTATAAATGGTGTGGTGGTCTTAGTGTTCGAGACTGGCGCTATGTCGTGCGGATCGCAAACATCGACAAGTCGAACCTGACGAAAGATGTTTCTGGAAGTTCTGCCGACCTGACCGACCTGATGGCACAAGCAATAGAGCTTATCCCAAGCCTCGGCCTCGGCCGCCCGGCTTTCTATTGCTCGCGTACCATTAAGTCGTTCTTGCGTCGTTAAATCGCCAGCAAGGTTTCTTCGTCAACTTTGACGATGGAGCAAGTCGGCGGCAAGTCGGTTGTAACTTATGACGGAATACCTGTTCGCCGAACGGACGCTCTGGCGCCCGATGAAGCAGCTGTATCCTAGTAAATTGAAGAAGGAGTAAACAGAAAATGATGGTAGATAGTCGATTAGAATTTGCTAACGCTGGCGACGGAAGCCAAAGCGCTGGCACTTATCTAGCAACAAACCAAGTTGATCTGTCGGTTGCCCGAGACATCGGTAACGGTCAGCCACTTTACTTGGTTATCCAGGCGGATGAGGCTTTTGCCTCTTCAGGATCAGCCACTGTTCAATTCCGATTGCGGTCGGATGACAGCGCGGCAATCCATGCCACAACCTCAACCGGTCACATCGATACTGGCGAAGAAGCCTTCACGGTGTGGTCGGCGGGAGCCACGAAAGTGATTCCGCTGCCGCTCGAAGGCAATGCCTATGAGCGGTATTTAGGGCTGCAACTTATTATTGGTACAGCGACAACGACCGGCGGAACCTATTCAGCGTTTATCACTGCTGATCCGCATGGTTGGAAGAGCTACGCCGACGCAGCAAACTAGGACTGAGGGATGAAAGTCGTACTGAAAAGAGACTTTATTATCCCTGAGTTTCCTCGGTTTAAGGGGGGTGTCGATCCGGTAGACGTACCGGACGGCATCACCCTGCCGGCGGATGCAGTGGTAGTGGAAGAAACAAAGAAGCCGGTAAGGAAAGGCCGGCCTCGTAAGGTCAAAGAAGACGCAATCGAATCTTTAGATTTCAACGAAATCGAAAAATCCCAAAGTGTAGGGGAATAAACAGATGCCAAGCATCTCGTCCGTACAAATATGTAACTTTGGTTTGTCGCATGTTGGCGCCAAGGGCTCGATCGAGAGTCTCGATGAGGCCAGTCGCGAAGCGCAAGTGTGCAAACTATGGTTTGACTGGTCGCGAAATCAGGTGCTGGAAGATTTCAACTGGCCGTTTGCGCGAAAGCGTCAAACCCTGGCGCTGCTGGCAGACGAAGACCCGCCGGCCGAGTGGTCATATCGTTATGGCTATCCCAGCGATTGCGTGAAAGCGCGATTTATTGTGAACCCGGTAGGCAAGGAAGCTGACGCTATACCGTTTCAAGTAGAAACGATTAGCGACGGCTCATCAAAATCGATTCTAACTGATCTTGAAAACGCGGTGATGGTTTACACGTTTGATCAGTCTGATCCAACACTGTTTAGCAGTAAGTTTATTGATGCATTAAGTTATCGCGTTGCCAGCAATATTGCTTTTCAAATTACCGGCGATCCAGAGCTTTCGGCCCAGGTGTTTAAAATTTATCAAACCGTCTTGCGATCGGCGACAGGGTCGAGCGCACAAGAGGGTATTGACCAGCTGCCACGCGATGCTGAATGGATAAGGTCACGGTTTTAAAATGGTCAAACTGGTACAGCCATCGTTTGCCAGCGGAGAGATTGCACCGCGCTTATATGGTCGCGTTGATATATCGAAATACGCAATTGCTTTGCGTACCGCAAAGAATGCGATCGTCTACCCTAGCGGTGGTATAGCCAACCGGCCTGGGACAAAATTTGTTGGCCCGGCGAAGGCGCATAGCACCAATGTGCGGTTGATCCCGTTCGAGGCGTCTAGTTCTGATACCTATGCATTAGAATTTTCTAATCTTGCCATGCGGCCAATACGAAACGGCGGCCACGTTTTAGAGACTGCCAAAACGATAAGCGGTGCAACGTCGGC